TTATCTATGCTCTATAAAATTTAATTTTCTATTCTCAGGATTAAATCCTAAAAGAATAACTCCTAGTTTTTCTTGATAGTCAGTCCTTGTTTTTTTACAGTTAGGTTTTTTACCAGTACGATTGGCATTAGGATGTATTGTTTTAACATCTATAAGTAAAATGTTTCCTTCTTTATCCATAGCTATCATATCAATAGGACCAGTACATCCTGAATTTTGAAAGACTTCGTATCCTTGATCCCATAACCAAGTTACTGCGTAATATTCTGCAAAGTCTCCTTTTCTATTTGTATTAAGATCATCACTATCTTCATTTATATCTTCTTCAATTTCAAACTCATCAGATAAAACAAGTTGTTTAATGTGTTTCATTCCAGTTGTCTCCTATTTTATATTCCCCTGTTAAGGGACATCTCATTTTATAATAATTACCTGCTTCTTCTATACATTTAACAGCTACTTCTCCGACTGCATCTGCAATATCTTCTTTAACTTCTATCTGCCACTCGTCATGTATGTTAGCTACAATCTTAGCATCATAAGCATTTAACTTTATTAAACTATACAGTTGAACTAATGCTCTCTTCATAACTATAGCACCACCACCTTGTAATAAACTATTAAGTGCTGCATGTTCGTTACGAATATATATTTTTCTACCATCTAATCCTTTAAGGTATCCACGTTTACACGCTTTCTGTACTCTATCCCTAAGAGTTCTGAGTGATGGCTGATTATCGAGGAAGCGTTGCTTAAGTTCTTTGCCAAGCTTTCTACCTCCCCCTGCCACACTCCCAATTTTTGCATCTCCTGCTCCGTATATAAAGGCATAGATGAAAGTCTTTGCCTGATCTCTTGATTTAAGTCCTGCAGCTTTTTGATTAGCTGTGTGTATGTCTCCATCTGTAACTTCATTTGTGTATCCTTTATCATCCATGTAGTGTGCAAGTATCCTAAGCTCTAAGCCTGAAGCATCTACACCTACTAACTTGTAACCATCTTTAACTATCCAACATGATCTACATTCTGTACCATACTCACTAGATATACTAGGTACTTGTGCTACATTAGGTGAACGATGTGACATTCTACCTGTGATAGTTCCGTTAGGTATAACAAAACCATGTACTCTATTGTCTTCTTGTACTGCTAATATCCACGAATCAATTTGAGCTATACGTTTCTGCAATAATAAAAACTCTGCAATTAACTTAGCTTCGGGTATCTTCTTAACCTTAGATAAAGAACCTTCGTCTACAACAGGCTGACCTGTAGGAGTAAAACGATTTGGTTTCCATCCTAACTCTGTTAGATATTCTCCTATTTGTTTACGTGATCCAAGATTAAAGTCTTGAAGTTTCTGTCTCATGAAAGGTTTGTACTCTGTACAATTAGAAGATAAAACATAGTCGTACTCTTCTTTTGTAAGACCTGACTTTGATAGAGTTCCATCCTTCTTTAATTTTGGAAAGACTTTTTTGATGTCAACCAGTCTAGGTTTAAATACTTCTTTTACTTCTTTCTCAACAAGAAACATACGCTCCTTTAATGTAGCTACTAACATCATAGCATACTCTTGGTCAAACTCAAAGCCACTATCTTCTTGATCTTTAAGAATAACAGCAACCGAATGTTCTAATTTTATAGACTCTTCATCAAAGTCTTTACCTTCATCAAGCAATTTATTATAAACTCTTTCGTTTAAGATAACATCTTTCTGACAATACTTTAACATCTGAGGTGAGTATGATTCCCAATCTTCAGGCTGTTCATCCTTAGGCATATTAACTATATATCCCCACGTTTTTAAACTGTGTCCATTTTCACGAACAGGATTAAACAAACGAGACATGACTAAAGTATCTTTAATATTACACGTAGATAAATCTACATCACACAATCTTTTTATTACAGGAATGTCATAGCCTAAAATGTTGTGACCAATTAATGAGTCAGCACTTTTAAGATAAGCTACACCCTCTGCAATTTTATCAGGACCAAATGAAACTACTGGTTCTCCTAAAGGTTTGGCTACTATACACCAAATCTTATCAGGCTTTAAACCATTAGCTTCTATATCAAATACAATTTCTTTCATGTTTCCTCCTAGAATGGGCAGTCATCTAAAGTTTCGTCTTCCAAAACTTCTAACATCCTACCTGTGTCAGGGTTATATCTTAAACTACAAGCCAAGCCTGTGTCTCCTGTGTATCTAGATTTAAGAACTCTAATCTTAGTTGTATTAGCTTCTTCTGAATCTTCTGCTTGTTGATTTCTTTCAAGAGCTATTACACAATCAGATAATTGTGAGATACCTTGTGAACCTTTGAGATGTGACAACGATACTTCGATACCTTGCTCGTGTCCTTTCTCTCCTGCTGCTCTTCTTAAGTGTGATACTAAGAACATGCCTACACCTGTCTCTTCTACAAGACTACGTAAACGATTCATAAGATTATCAATACCTCTACGTTCGTCCATCTCTGTAAGTTGACTAACTAACATATGTAAATGATCCACAACAACCCAATCACATTCGCAACCGACAATCATGTACCTTAGCTTAGAAAAGATTTCATCTATATCAGTAGCTCCTAAGTGAGCATGGATATATACTTTATCTTTCTGAATAACTCTATCAAATAATTCTGTGAGTTGTTCGTCTGTATACTTTTCCCGTTTCTCTTCAAGATATATTCTATCGTTAGCTTCTATAGATACTAAACCATCAGCAGTCTTTAACCAATTCTCTTCAAGAGCTATGATACCTACGTTGTCTGGTGTATTTTTAATAAGGTAATGACAAAGCTCTCGTGTAATACTAGACTTACCTAAGCCTGTACCACCTGTTAAAGTAACAAGCTCTCCCTTTCTCATGCCGAATAATTTCTTATTCAAACCTTCCCAAGGATATGCAATACTTGTTTTCTTTTCTCTGAATAACCATTTGTCTTTTGCACTAGACAGTTCCATAATACCTGATGGTGTATATGTCTTAGCATCCCACCATGCTTTAGTAAACTGTGCATACTGTCCTTGTTCAAGGAATGCATTGGCATCTTTAAAACCTGTAGGCAAAGAAACTATCTTAGCTTTTCCGGGTTTTATAATACGTGCTACTTTACGAGCAGCCTCTCTACCATACTTGTCATTATCAAAACAGATAACAACATTATCAAATGATTCTATAAATTCTATGCTGTCTCTAACATCTCTTACTGCACCTTGAGCACCACGCTTGATAGAAACGGATGCCCATTTCTTATCAAAGATTTCGTAGACTGCCATCGCATCACATTCTCCTTCGGTTATAGTAAGATACTTACCACCACCTCCGAAGAGTTGCTCTCCAAATAAACCTGTGCCTTCGTAACCTCCGTTAACTGTAAACCCTTTCGTGCTAACAGTCCTTGTTTTAGTAGAGACTATCTCATTACTATTGTAGTAAGGGTAGATGTGTTTAGAAACTTTACCTTCGTGGTCATGAACCACACGAACACCATATTTCTTTGCAACAGTTTCACTAATATTACGATCAGTTAAAGCTCCAAAGACTCCTGTGTATGAGTTTAAAAATGTACTCGGTTCTTTATGTGTAGCCATCTCTACAATGTTACCATCAAGGGATGCTTGATAGTTACCATAGTGTTCTCCACAACTAAAGCAATGACCTGAGCCATCCTCGTTTGTAGATACTGGGTCACTCCCCCCACATTTAGGGCAGGGTAAATTATGTTTATCCCAATTACTTTTTTCCATGTATCCTCCTCAGAATAAAATGAAGGCAAGCCACTACGACTTGCCCTCGGACATATAATGAAACTATTTAGTTTCGTTTGGTTCGGTAGGTAACTCTTCGTCTTCATTGTATAATGTTATAAGCCTATTAGAAAAGAAATTTATACCTGCTTGATATTCTTCAACATCAAGTTGAGCGTTTGCTTTCTTTTGATTAAGCCTTTGAAGTCTTCCAAAGATTTGTTTACCTTCTTCAGGTAAGTCATCTATGTAAACTTGTACATCATCTATTGTTACGAAAGGTTTATTTGATTCTTCTAACATTTCTTCTGTCATTAGAATTCCTCTCCATCCATAAGTTCAGCACCATCTTCTGAGCGATACTCAACAAGATCAAGTACTTGGACAGCTTGTAAATCTAGACCTACATAAGGACCATATTTATTCTCTCCTGCATACTCGTTGTACTGCACTTTTATTTTAGAACCATTACCAACCGAGTAGTTAACTTCGTTCTTCTCAGCATCTAACAATCGAGGTGCTGTACGAACCATTCCATTAGGTCCATTAACTTTACGTTTAATAACAACGGAAGGTTGTCCTTCCACATCTTTGATAGTGTGTCCTCGTGACGCAAAATCATTTGCCGTATCATCATCAACAGCTACGTTGATTGTAAACACGGGATCAAATCTGGTATTAGGTGTTTTAATACTCGCCCAATACGCAGTTCCTTCTACTACTGCCATTTCTTTTCTCCTTTATATACAGTATTTAAAAAACCATAGCTAACCCTTTCGGGTTGGGGCTATGAGTCAGTTGCCCCATCACCTCAGTAAACTGAATTAAGTAGCTCCTTGAGGAGGATGGAGTTTAGAGGGCTAATGCTACTTAATGACTCAAGGAAAGTGCCTTTAATATTAAGGTCATTTGTCTTGAGTGAGTGCATTATACCACAGCTAAATTTATTATGCAAGCAATTTAGTAAGAAAGTTTTCTTGACCTGATTGCTCACCACGTGCTACATAAACTATGAATAAGTTTTTATCCCTATCCCATACATTCATGTAGGCATCTTTATTTTCATACATTTCTTCATGTGCCTCTAAACAAAAGTCAGTCCATAATTTAAACTGCTCTGATGTTAGTTCATATTTATTTTCTACGTCCATATTAATCTCTTAAAAGTTTGAAGGGTTCATAACAATCTCTAACATCATTACTCATGTCTAATGAATTTAAATATTTACCTATTGCTTTTTTTAATTTAGATGGTAAAGATGTAGAG